GATCCAGCGCGCGAGGGCGTCGATCCCGCCGATGTGCGTGCGGGTGCCGTTGGGTTCGCGGCGCTCCAGGCGCAGCATGAGGCCGGTGGCGCCGGCGCGGGTGATGAGTACCTGGAGGTGTTCCCACAGCCGGCCGGGCAGGTGCTCCCAGCGGCCGTACGCCAACTCGTTGAGCCAGAAGGACAGCTCTTCGTCTTCGGGGTTGCCGGTCAGGTTGCGGCCGAACTGAAGGAGGTCGGGCTCGTTGCTGGCGGGGTCGTGATCAAGGATCAGCCGGAGCAGCGCGGCGGCGAGCGCCCCGACGGGTGTGTTCACCTTGTCGATCTTGTTGGGGTCCCCGCCGGGGACGGTGCCCTCAGCTGCCATGGCATGCCTCCCTCGGGAATGGTGGGGGCCCGGCCGCTATGCCTCGGCCAGGCCCCGGTCCTACTCGGACTGCGGCCCGTACGTCTCGATCAGGTCGGTCTTGGTGAGCGCCTCGGCCGCGTCCGGGTCGGCGTCGTGCACCCTGACCGCGTAGCTGACCCATTCGGCCTTGACCGCCGATGGTGCGGGCGGCTCGTTCGGCGCGTCGGGCTCGGGTGGGCTGACCTCGACCACGCTGTACTCGTCTCCGAGCCTGCGTAGTGTCTCGGCCTGCACGATGTTGGACACTTCGGCCTGCCCGTCACGGAAGTGCACCGTCCCGGCCTCGGTCCACACCTGAAGCTGCGGGTACCGGTCGCAGCGGAATGTCATCATGACGTCGCCAGGCCGGTGATCTTGCCGTGGGTCTTCTCGTTGCCGTACTTGAGGCCGACCTCGCCGTAGAGCTGGCTGCGGTCGTTCGCCCCGGTGCGGCCCAGCGGCTCAGCGAAGAAGTGCCCCTTGCCGGGGATCTCCTGGTAGACGGGCATGCACTGCTCCAGCGACACCGCGGACAGCGCGTCGGCGGGCATGTGCCGGTTGAGCATCAGGTTCAGCCGACCGAATTCCGTCTCGATCGTCTGCACGTTGACTCCGGCGACGTTGCGCGACTGTTCCCGGTAGTTCTTGTTCGTGACGAAGATCGTCGTTAGGGCTCGCTTCTGGACGGCGTTGCACATCAGGGTCGCGGTCTCCGACTCCTGGATGCCGCCGTTTTCCCACACCGACTGGAGCAGGTCGAGCACCATCGTCTCGGTCAGCGCAGCAGCCGCCGCCGCGACCACGTTGGTGGTGGTCGCTTCGAGGATGCCGCGCGTCTTGCGGGCGGTCGAGTTGTCCGCCGGCTTCACGTATGTGCCCTGAATGAAGCTGTACTCGATGTCCCGCGCCATCTGCTTGAGCATCTGCTCGACCTGCCAGTCGAGCTCGTTGGTGACCGGGTTGGCTAGCGCGTTGTTGATGCCGGCCTTGGCTTGGACGGCGGCGAGTTTGGTGTAGGACACGCCGACGGTCTCGTGGTGGATCTGCACGATGTTGGACACGTTGGCGCGGACCCGGTTCTCCTCGGTTGGGGCATCCGCGCCCTCCAGCGCGGTGTTCTGCCCGGCCGCGCGTAGGTCGTAGGTCTGCCATTCGAACTCGTTGGCGTCGGTCTGCCCGCCGCCGGTGAGCCCGCCGATCGCGGAGAAGAATGGGGTGTCGCTCGGGGTGAGCTGGTAGAGGACCCCGGTGTAGTTGGGCAGGTCGTAGGTGGTGCCGAGCCCGGTGATGCTTCCGGCCACGGTGTGCTCCTTAGGTCGAGAGAGCCCTGGACTCGGCCGGGGCCTACTGCGGTTGCTGTTGGTGGGCGGCCGTCAGCTTTTGGTTCTGCAAGCTGATGACCTTGCGCCAGTTGCCGGCCTTCTGCGCCTCGGTGATCTGCTCGTCGAGGCTCATCGCTGCAGCGGCGGGTGCGCCGCCGAAGTGGCCGCCGGAGCGGGCCGGCAGCTGCGGCTGGGGCGGGTCGGCGGGCTGGGCGGCCATCCACGGGTTCTGCGCGGCGATCGTCTGGATGGTCCAGGCGAGACGCTGCGCGTAGTCCGGGGCGGCTGGGTCCAGGCCGGCGGCGGCCTGCTGCCATGCGGTCGAGCCGAGCAGCGCGGCTGGGTTGACCCCTGCCTGCCCGGCGGCGGTCCCGGCGTGCTGGGAGACGGTCGCGGTCCGCAGTTGCGTGTCCCGCTCGGACATCTGACTCCGGAGCCGCTCGATCTCCTCTCGGGCGGCCTTGGGCAGCCGGGACAGGTCGTAGCCGCCACCGTCGTTGTCCGGCTGACCGGCTGGAGGGGGCGACAGCGGCTGAGGCGGGCCGTGGTCCGACGGTGCCGGCGGCTGCCCGGTCGGAGCGGGGGTGTACGGCGGTGCGGGCGGCTGACCCGGCGGCTGCCATTCCGGAAAGGGCGGGCCCTGCCAGCCGGTGGGTGGCGGGGTCCAGCCTTGCGGCGGCGTGGGTGGCTGCTGGGGCGGGGTCTGCGGCGGGCTGCCGTACGGCTGCGGCTGCGGGGCGGACGGTGGGGGCTGTGCCGGCGACGCGGGCGGCGCGGCGGGCGGCGGCTGCTGGCCAGCCTGCCCTTGCGGGGCGGGTGGCTGCGGCGGCGGCCCAGCGGGCGGCTGCGGGGCGGGCTGAGTCACGATCGACTCCTCGGGTTGGGTGCTGCCCCGGACGGTCCGGGGACGACTATCGGGCCACGCCGATCTGCTCGCGTGGGCGCTGCCGGATCAGCCCGGTCGCGTCAACGTGGGCGCGGATCGCGGCTTGGGCGGCGCGGACTTTCGCCGCGGCGGCGCGGCGGGCGGCCGGGTCGATCGCGGCGGCCTCGCGGAGTTTGGCGCGCCGTACCCGACGCTCCAGCTCCCGCAGGCGCTGCCGGTCGCGGTCGCCTTGCGGGTTGGCGGTGTGCGTCGGCGGCCTCGTGGCGCCGGGTAGGTAGGCGGTGAGCCGGTGCGTGCAGTTCGGATGCAGCAGACCGCCTCGGACGGCCTCGTTGACGCTGCCGGCCACCTCGACGGCGACGGTGTCCTCGGCCGTGGCCGAGGCGACGTGCTCGGTGCGTCGCCCGGCCGGCCCGGACCGGGAGAGCACCGTACCCTCCCAGGGTCGACACCTGGCGCACTCCTGCGGCGAGTTGCTGACCATGACCAGGTCCAGCCCGGCGGCGCCCAGCCGGTCCAAATGGCCCTCCACGAGGGCTTGGGCGACGGTGGAGCGGGTAGCCATCTCCACGTAGGAGGCCAGCTGCCAGCGGCGGCCGGCCCGGTCCACGAACCCAGTGATGCCGCGGGAGAGTAGCTGCTCCCAGGCGACTTGAGCGGCGCGTCGGCGGCTGGCCAGGCCGGCGAGAACGTCGGGCGCGGCGGCGCGGGCGATGACGTCCCGGTAGGCGTCGAGGGTCCAGCGCAGGATCCGCAGGTGCGTGCCCCGCAGCGTGCTAACCAGCGACAGCACGAGCCGGTTGATCGCGGCAGCGCCCGGCATGTGGGTGGCGACGCGGGCCAGCTCGGCGGCGAGGCCTGCCCGTCGGGCGTTGACCATCTCTTGCAGCCCTGGCGGCAGGTCGGCGAGGCCTGCGCGGGCGAGCCAGTCCGGGTGGGTGTCCTGCACGCGGGCCAGCTCCGCGAGCGCGTCTCGGCCGCCGCGCATCCACGCCAGGATCACCGCTTGGGCGACCCGGTCGGCGAGGGGCCCATCGAGCCGGTCAAGCAGGGTCTGCGCCCAGCGGCGCACGGTGCCGATCGCGGCGAGTTTCTCGTCGGCCCAGTCGGGGCGGTCCATGCCGGCGGCGAAACGGCGGGCCAGGTCGGTGGCGAGCCGGGTTTCCAGCTCGGCGTACAGGTCGACGAGAGTGCGGGCGAGCTGGTCGGCGAGGTGAGCGCGCTCCGGCATGGCTTACCTCCCGGTGAACGTGCCTGGATCCTGCACCTGCTGGCCCGTCTCGGCCTGGATTCGGGCGACCTCCTTATCGACCTGGGGTCCGTCCCAGTCCGGGTTGATCAGCTGCACCAGCGTCTCCGTGGACGCTGCTTCGGCGCGGCGCAGTAGGTCAGCGGTGGTCGCGAGCCGCTGTTGATCCTCTTGCACACTGTCCGCGAAGGTGATCTTTGGTGGCTGCGGTGTCACCGCAGCACGAAACGCGGTACGGGCGATTTCCAACTGCGCGGCGATGACGGACGACAGGCCCGGCCGCCAGTAGAGGGCCTTCTTCGCCCGGGTCACGAGGCTGCGCCGTTCCCGGGACTGGATTTCGGTGGCGGTTGCCGCGGCCTCACCGGCGATGCCGAACGTCTGCTGGCTGTAGCCGGCGTCGCGGAGGATCTGCTCCAGCAGCTCGTTCGCCGACCGGGAATGCTCCTCGACGCGGATCGCGAACTGGCTGACCGTGATACCGGCCCCGGAGCCGGGCAGGTCATGCACAGGGGTGAACAGCCGCTGGTCGACGTCGAAGGTCGCGCCGCCGCCGGGGCCCTGGGACTGGAGCATGTACGACGGCACGATCAGCCGGCCCTTGGCCAGGTCAATGTCTCGCATCCACGCCGACCACACGAAGTCGAGCTTGTCCATCAGCGGCTCGACACCCTCGTAGTCGGAGCGGCCGAGGTTGGCGCCCGCCGGTGTCGCCCTCCACCTGCGTGACGGCATCTGGTTCGGGACATAGGCGGCGGTGAGACGCTGCGTGCGGGTCTCGATCGTGTCGCCGTTGGCGGTGACCTGCGCGGCGAGGCCCGCGGTCTCCGGATGCTCAGTCAGCGGCACCCGCCGGCCGAGGGCGGTCAGGCCGCCGACGAACAGGCCGTGGATGATGCCGCCCGGCTCATGTCGTTCCAGGTGCCGCATCACCTGCTGCCCGTCGGTTTGCAGCTCCCGCCAGAACGTGACCGCGTGCAGCTGGTCATAGCGCCACTCAGGTACGGCCGCGTCGGCGTGCACGGAGGCAATCCACGGCCGGTCGGAGACGTCGCGGTCCCAGACGACGCGGAGGTAGACGCCGCCGAGCGCCGCCTGCACGTCCGCGGCGCACAGCAACGCGGCTTGAAACTGGTCGCCGGCCTGCTCCAGCCATGCCGTCGTGCCGCTGTCATCCGCGACGACCTTCGGCGGCTCGCTGAAAAGCAGATCGGCGCTGGTGGTGGCCAGGTCGGCGGCCACCGGGACGTGCAGCTTGTCGGGTGGCTCGCCGGTCGTGGCGGGCCGCCCCCACCAGAGGCGGGCGAGCCACCCGCCGACGCCTCCGGCGTACTGAACAGGGCGCGGACTCCAGCGGGCGATGCACGCCGCGTAGTAGGCGTGCAGGCGTTGCGGGTCGCCGGAGTACCAGGCGTCCCACTCCTCAAGCTGATTGAGGATCGGCTTGAGGTCGCGGGGTGGCCATTCGGCGTCGCCGTTGGGCAGCGGCACGGGGCGGCCCTCCTCGGGTCCAATGGTCAGCTCAGGCGTCGAGGTGCTGGACGGAGCGCAGCAGCGGGCGCCACAGCACCTCGGGGGTTTTGATCGCGTACCGGGCGGCGTCGATCGAGTGGTCATCGGCCTTGATGGGGGTGTCCTCGCCGCGCTCGGCGGCCTTGTCGTCCCAGGAGTAGCCGGGGATCTCGTCGATCAGCCCTCGACACGACTCGTGTACCCGGAGCTGGTCGTTGCCGAGCAGGCTCGACATGAGCCGGATGCCGTCGAGCACCGAGTTGTCGGCCAGCGCCGGGGTCATGCCGTCTTCGTGCAGCTGCAGGCGCAGCGACGCGGCCGACGGGTCGACCACGGTCCACTCCGGCGTGATGCCCTTCAACCCGGGCGCCCCGGGCACCTCAAGGCCCGCCAGCCAGGCGCGCAACTCCCGGGACAGCCCGACATCGGTGAGCTGCCGGCGGGCAGTGGCCGGGTCGTGTCGCCACTCGTGGGTCAGATACAGGCGACCGTCCTCACCGGCGCCGAGGATCACCGCGGCGGTGGCGTTGCGGGTGCCGTAGTCGATACCCAGCGAGATCCACCGGTGGATAGCCGGGAGCACGGGCACAACGTGGCGGTCCTCGTCCCACATGTCGAATACGGCGCCTTCGGCCTGCACCCAGGAGCCGAGGATGAACCGCTTGTACCAGAGGCCGACGTACTCGGTCTTGAGGTCACGGACGTACTGCGGGTCGAGGTGCGGGTTGTCATCGAGGGTGCTGTGCCAGGTCCGCAGGTTCAGCTCACCGGCCCGCAGGAGGTACTTCTTGCGCAGCCAGTGGTTCGGCGCGTCGGGGTTGGTGGTGCCGAACAACTGCGCGCCCGGCACGGATAGCCGGGCCAGGACTTGGGTGAAGAACGCCTCGGGGATCGTCGTGAGTTCGTCACCGTAGGCCAGGCACAACGTCATGCCGCGGACTTTCGGCTCCGCCTTGGAGTCATTCGCTCCTAGGACGTCGACTTCCCGGCCGAGGATCGTGCCGGTTGCCGCGCCTGGGTTGTACTTGACCAGGCGGGCGAGCGGTCCGAACAGGAGCGGATCCGTGAGTACCGCGAACACGTTGCGGTTGACGGATTCGCGGGTTTTGCCGAACAGCAGGACCCGGCCCGAGGTGGGCGCGGTCGCGATGGCCAGGAGGAGCCGCAGCAGTGACGCGACGGTTTTACCGGACCGGACGCTGCCTTGCCAGATGTTGAGGCGGGCTGTGGACTCCACCACGGAACGGAGGTGGATCGGCGACAGGGTACGGCCGACCGCGTCGAGGTCAACCGCCATCGGATCCGGCGTGGTTGAGCTGGTCGTAGGCTGCGCCGAGGCCCCGGGCGAGGGCTCCGAGCATGCTCTTCGCAGCGTCGACGCCGGGGTCGGCGTCGTAGTCGTCGAGTTTGATGGCTCGATCAATGGCGGCACCCACGGCCTGCATGATCTTCTGCTTGTCCGCGAAAGTCGGTTCGGACAATGTCCAGTCCACGCGGTCGAACTCCTTGCCGCCGTGGTCGACGTAGTCGGCCGGCTGCCAAAGCTGCTGACGGAGCCGCTCGGCGTCGTCAAGCAGGGCGCTAGCCAGGACAACTCGTTTGGCGCGGGCGTCGTCCTTCTTGGCTTCGGTAGCGGCGCGGGTGACGGCCCGGTCGAAGCTGAGGTCGAGCTGGTCGGCGATCCTGGAGACGGTACGTCCGGACCGGCCGATCGTCCGGCCGATCTCGTTGCGAGACATGCCCTGGGCGTGCAGTTCGCGGACGCGGTCGTAGTCGGCCTTGGTGACAGGTCGGGGGGTAGTCATGGGCTCACTCCGTCCCGAGCCTTGCCCGGTCAGAGGGTGGTGAGGGGCGGACGCACGCGATGAGCGGGTGCAATACCGGCGGGACAAGGGCGGCGCGGGCAGGCCATCCCAGCCTGTGACCTGCCCGCACCCCCCTCGCGCGTCCGGTCCTGGACACGCAACAGCCCGGCGCCACCGAGTGGACTACCGGGCTTTGGGCACACTCCGCCTATGCGGTAAATGTGTGATGACCATGATGGCGTGGTCAGGCGGCTTGCGTCAACTCGCCTTACTGGCCGCGGGTTGGCCCGCCGCGACCCTCGACGGTGAGGCGAGTGTCGCGTTCGATGGTGGACATCTCTTGGTGGTCGTACCAGGTGGTGCCGCGTGCTCGTCCGGGTATGTGCCAGGTGGTGACCCGCCCGTGTAGCGGGTCGTTGGGGTCGCGGGAGCGGCGGGCCCAGTCACGGACTCGGGCGGCGGTGATGTCGGGGCCGAGGGCGTGGGCGATCTGAGCGGCGGTGCCGTAGCGGTGACGGGTGAGTGGGGTGTCGCCGGGGCAGCGGCCGGCGGGGGTGAGGCGGGAGCGGCAGTGTCGGCAGGTCACGGTGCGCCTCCGGTGACCGTGCCGATCGGCCAGACGTGCCGTACGCCCTCCAGGCCGCCGGGGCATCGGCAGTCGGGGGTGTGTCGGCAGTCGGCGGCGCAGACGACGGTGCGGGTGGCGGCGGGTCCGACGGTGGCCGCCTCGAGGCTGCGGCGTCGGCATCCGGGGCAGTCGCCGGGGATGCGCGTGCGGTAGGGCGGCTGGTTGAGCCAGCCGCGGGCCAGCTCGTCTTCGTCGGCGAGGTGGAGGGCGAGCAGGCCGAGGGCGCGGGGCGGCAGGTTGAGGTCGGGTAGGGCGGTGAGGATGCGCTGCAGCGGGTCGCGGCCGGCCGGGAGTCGGTACATGTCGGCGAGCCACGTCAGCCGGCCGGTCAGGCGTCGGATGCGCTGCGCCCACGTCTGCACAAGCGGTGGGGGCCGGTCGGCGGTCAGCGTCGCGACAGGGTCGGCGTGTCCGCCGATGGGGTGGATGGTGCCGTGGATGGGGCTGTGCAGGATCGGGGCGGCGGCGGTGAGGGTGTCGCCTCGGTGCTGGGCCTCGTCGTCGGCGAGTTGGGCGAGGTGCTCGAGCGCTGTCTTCAGGGACCAGGCGGCGGCGGTGGCGTGCAGGTGGTGCGGTGTCACGGGGCGGGCCTCTCAGCGGGCGAGGTGGTGTCCTGCGCGCTGCCGGCGGCGGTGCTGTGGTCCGGGCAGAGCACCGTGAGGCCACGCAGACGCATCCAGCCGCGGTCCGACGGGCCGACATCCGCGCGATAGTTCCGGCGACATCCCGGGTAGACGCAGTAGCGGATCAGGGTCCCCACGTCGTGCGCGCTGCTGGGCCGGGAACCGAGGATGTCCCATGCGGACACGCGCTCTTGGTCGGTGCGCTTTGTGGCGTCGCGGATCTCGACGATGAGGTCACCCGCGACGGAGAGGGCTTGGCGGAAGCTGTCGCGCTCCGCAGCGAGCTGGTCGACGAGCTCGGCGGCGGTGGTGCCGGGGTCGCTGTGGCCGGCGCGGCCGAGTGCTGCCCACACGTCGGCGAGCGCACGCTGCGCCTGGTCGTACTCGCGGTGGATGGGCAGGTTGACGTGCTGGGTCATGGCATCTCCTCAGGCGGCGGGGGTGGTGGTGGGTTGGGGTTGGCCGTAGCCGGCGGCGTGCAGGAGGGTGGCGGCGTCGGCGAGCAGCATCCGCACGGGCCAATGCATTCGGAGTGCCGGCTCGACGCCTGTGGCGAGTGCGATGACCTGGTGGGCGGGCATGATGGCCCACCAGCGGCCGGCGTTGGCAGTGCCGACCCCGGCGCGCTGCACGACCAGAACGCCGACCTCGGCGCGGGCGTTGGTGACCTCAACCGCGAGTTCGAGCATCCAGCGGCCGATGGTGAGGTCGCTGGCATTGCGGGCCGCGTCGCCGCCTTTGACCTCCCAGCAGATACCGGGGGTGCCGGTGATGTCTCCGGCGTCGTGGGCGCCGCGGAGGCTGCGTCGTTCGGCGTGGGGCCACCCGTTGGGTTGGAGGTAGCGGACGACGGCGGTTTCGGCTCGGGTGCCGATGTCGCGGGGGCGGGGCATCGGATCTCCTCAGTAGGGGCAGCTGTCGGCGACAACGGCCGGGGCGGTCGGTGGGCTGGGCTGGCGGTGGTGAACGGGCACCAGGCGGTGGCAGCGGTGTTCGGCGAGGACTGGTCCGGTGAGGGCGGTGCCGGCGATGCGGGTGGCGTCACGGTGGACGAGTCCGCCGCGGGTGAGGGTGTAGGTCTGGAGGTTGTCGAGCAGGGCGGCGAATTCGCCGGCCCGGTTGAGTGGGGTGAGGTCGACGCGGGTGTGGAGTCCTTCGGCGTGGCCGGTGAGGACGGTGGCGCCGCAGCGGGGATGGGTGTCGCTGGTGATGGGGGTGGTGATCAGGTGGGTGGTCATTGCCCACCGTCCGTGGGGCACGTGGGGCACGTGGGGCACATCTGCCGGTTTGTTTGCCTTGCGTGTGCGCGTGAAGGGCTTGTCAACTCCGGCACAAGTGCCCCAAGTGCCCCAGCGGGGGTATCTGCCCAGGTCAGGGCTGGGGCACTTGTGTCTGAAGAAGTGCCCTTAAGTGCCCCGAGAAGTGCCCCGGTTCGGGCAATTGGGGCTGTTGGCGGCTGGGGCGTTGGGGCACTTCTCACCGGTACCACTCCGGGGCGTGGGGCACTTCGTCGTCACGGTCGGCCTCGAGAAGACAGATGCCGGTGTAGTAGCGGCGGCCGCCGGTCTTGCCCCGGCCGTCGTCGTTGACGAGGTCGCGGATCTGCTGGGCGAAGGTACGCGGGGTGACTTCTTCGTCCCCGCCTTCGTGGCACCACCGTTCGTAGGCGGCGCGGAGTTCGTCGCGGTAGACGCGGATGTGGGGGTTGCCGGGGGCGACGTGGCAGATGTCCTCGACGAACCGGGCCACCGTGTTTTGGTCGGCCTCGTAGGCGTCGGTGGCGGCGCGGACCAGGGTGGGCTCTCGGAGTCCGAGCTGCTCGTAGTCGGCGGCGCCGCGGGCCATCCAGGCGAGGATGGCGGGGGCGTCCTCGGCGAGTTTCTCCCCCAGCTTGGTGTCGCGGCGGTCTTCGGGCACGACCTGGGTGAAGGGCAGCAGCCGGACCCTTCGCCAGAAGGCGGGGCCGCCGGTTCGGGCGGCGGGCTTGTGGTTTCCGAGCAGCCACAGGGTGTGGCTGGGGG